CGGCAGCGTCAGATGTGTATAAGAGACAGGAGCGAAGCACGACAGTTGAACGGGTCATCAGTACACGACCGAAACGGGGATATTTTAGACAGGAGTGAACACAGTGAACAATGGCTACCGGTAGCGTTTAACGCACTGGCAAGCGTTGACCGTGTCGGCATGTGTGCCGCAAAATGGTCTGGCATGTCAGACCTCTCAGACCAGATCGCACTTGATGCCGTCAAAGCCGCATCCATCAGTAACGATGGCGTGACGGTTGCCCGTCGGTCGCTAGCTGATCAGATTGCTGCGGACCGATACGCCCGCGACGTTGCCGCAGCGGCATCGCCTGCCGCGAATTTCCGCAACATGATTTCACAGATCGTGCCGGGCGGGGGGCCGCAATAGTGGCCATCCTCGACCAGTACGGCAATCCAATAGCGGCGAACGTCAAGGCAAAATTCGACCTTGCACAGACAACCGCGCACAACCGCCGCCACTGGGCGAACGCGGACAACATGGCAGCGCGGGCGGCAATGTCGCCCGCCGTCAGAACTATCGTTCGCAAGCGTTCCCGGTACGAGTTCGACAATAACTCGTGGTATTCCGGAATGCTGCGGACGGCATCCAATCATATCGTCGGCTGCGGTCCACGGCTTCAGGTGTTGAGCGACGACAGCGAATCAAACACACGACTGGAGAAAGCGTGGCGGAAGTGGTCGCGGTCCGTCAACCTGGCGGAGAAGCTCCGCGTGATGATGGAGACGTACTGGAAAGATGGCGAAGTGTTCGCGGTCCGATCCAGACGCGACGATCTATTTCCGATATCGCTGGACATTAACCTAATCGAAGCCGAGCAGTGTGCGTCACCGTTTGCGGGTGATCCCGCAGGCGACCCGCTAATCGACGACGGCGTGAGGTTCGACGCATCGCGCAACGGCGCGGCGTATTACATTTATGACAACCACCCTGGCGACACAGGATTTCTATCGACCTTCGAGGGCGATTGGTACGACTCAAGCCAGGTCGTACATTTGTTCCGGCGTGAACGTCCCGGTCAGAGCCGTGGCATTCCGCGAGCAACGTGCGCACTGAACACGCTGCCGATTATGCGGCGTCAGGAAATGGCAACACTGCTGGCCGCAGAGACGGCTGCTAGTTTCGCCACGTATCTGAAAAGCACATCGTCAGCGCTCGACCCGACGAACAGCCCGGCAGACTTTGCTGAAATCGAAATTGCCTACAACATGATGACGACTCTGCCCGCTGGGTGGGACATCGCACAAGTTGACGGCAAGCATCCGGGGCCGCAGTACGAGATGTTTCAGCGGTCCGCGCTGACTTCGTTCTGTCGCTGTACAAACATGCCCTACGCACTCGCCGCAGGCACGTCGCGCGACAGCAATTTCAGTTCGCTGAAAGGCGACATGAAAAACGTCTGGCAACCGGAAGTTGAGGTTGAGCAGGACCGCATCGAACTGATTGTGATTGAGCAGATTTGGCATTGGTTTCTGGAAGAAGCGGTCTTCGCTCCAGACCTGCTGGACGGTCTACCGTCAATCGAGGACATCGACCATCAGTGGTACTGGGCACCGCTGCCGAACCTTGACGAAGTCGACTCAGCAAACGCGGCAATGATCAGGCTAAACACCGGGCAAAGTGTACCGTCTACAGAATACGCACGGCGGGGCATGGATTACGAAACAGAAATGGCGAAGGCGTCGGCGGATTACGGCGTAGAACTTGAGATACTGAAGCAGCGGATTTTCGACGTAACGTTCCCGCCACCAGCGGCACCGATGGGAGGTGGCTTCAGTTCGGCCGCACCGGGCGAGTCAGTGGGGGCGGACGTAATGCCATCGGTCGGTGAGTACACGGAACTCGGTCAGCGGGCGTGGAACAACAACCAGAAACGAATTCGCATGACGCTGGAATCATTGATCGCGGGCGAAATCACGGAAGGCCGGGCGAGACTCGACCTTGAAAGTATTGGGTTAAGCACAGACCGAGTTCAGGCATATATTGACGACGCCACAGCAATCGAGGGCGACGTTCTGCCGGAGGTCGTCACATGAAAGCGACCGTTGGCAGATCACTAAACCTCGGGGCGTTCGTTTTGGCCGCTGCCGATTCCGGCAAGCCGCGACGATTTCAGATCGAGGCATACGACGGCGGACCGTTGCCGGTGGAGGGCTTCGACCATCCCGTAATTGTGGATCTGTCTTCGCTCACGTATCCCGACTCGATCCCAATTCTAATCGACCACACAGCCAGCGTTGAGGCGACGCTTGGTTCAACCGACCAGATTGAGAACGACGGCCAGCAACTGACGATGTCGGGCACGGTTACAGCGACCAGTGCCACGGCACTGCAAGTCGTCGAGCAACACGACAAAGGCCAACGTTGGCAAGCATCAATCGGCGTTCGCGTTGGCGACCTGCAGGAAGTTAAGGCCGGAGCAATCGTGGTCGTGAACAAGCAACAATTTCGGGGGCCGGTAATGGTCGCCCGCAACTCTCAGATGTATGAGACCAGCGTTCTGCCGGCGGGTGCCGATTGGACAACTCAAGTGAACCTCGCTGCTCAAGCGGCAACACAACTAAAAGGAATCGCCATTATGGGCACGCTCGAAGATTGGCTCGTTGAACTCGGAATCGATGCGGCGACAGTATCGCCTGAAAACATGGCCGCGTTGCAGTTGGCATTCGATCAGATCGCAGCACCAGAACCAGAAGCAGTGCCGGAGGTTCCGGCGTCAGTACCCGCGCCGCCAGTGGCACCGTTGCCAGTCGTAACAGCAGGAGCAGAAACCGTGGACGCAGAAAAAGAAATCGCAGATGTCAAGGCCCGCATTCGGAAAGAGATTTCCGCCGTGCATAAACTCAACGCCGAAATTGAAGTCATTGCGGCCGGTTATCCGCTGATAATCGCAGCGGCAATCGAAAAGGGTTGGAGCAAAGAAAAAGTTGAACTCGAAGTGCTGAAGGTGGTGAACGCCAAGACGCGCCCGACATCATTCACCGGCGCACAGAACTCACCAGACGACGCCATGAAAGTTGTTGAGGCGGCAATCTGCGGTCACCGTGGACTGACAAACAACGGGCGGGATGCAAAAAAATCTGTCGAACTGGACGACCAGTACGAAGACAAAATCCTGCAAGCCGCCCACAGCAAATACCGAAACGGAATCGGACTACAGCAGGTGCTGTTGATTGCCGCATCGCAGGCCGGAATGTCGCTGTCAGCCGGGCAAAAAATCACAACGAGCAATCTGCGTGAAGTCATGAGCTACGCCTTTCCGCAGCAGGTCGAGGCTGCGTTCTCTTCGTTGTCAGTTCCGGGCATTCTCGGCAATGTCGCCAACAAGGAAATCCTACAAGGCTACATGGAAGAAGACGCGGTCTGGCGTGAAGTCGGATCGATTAAGTCAGTCAGCGATTTCAAAACGGTCACCAGCTACAGAATGCTGGACGACATGGGATACGAAGAACTCGGGCCGGGCGGAACGATTAAGCACGGATCGCTCGACGAAGAATCGTACACTCGGCAAGCGTCGACTTACGCTAAGATGTCGAGCATCACGCGTACCGATATCATCAACGACGACCTGAGCGCGTTTGACGACCTGCGAGCGAGGGTCGGTCGTGGCGGTGCGATCAAGCTGAACTCGTTGTTCTGGACGACCTGGCTGTCAAATGCCGCGACGATCTGGACGGCGGCGCGAACGAACTATATCAGCGGTTCGACAACAAATCTCGGCACTGACGGCGTCGGTCTGGGACTCGGGCAGAAGGCATTCCGCAGCCGCACGAGTCCAGCGGCTGACGGTGCAAAACGTCTGAACGGAGCCGCCAAGATGCTTTTGGTTCCACCGGAACTCGAAGTCGTCGCGGATCAGTTACACACTGCCCGCAACGCTGGTCAGGTTTCCATCGGTGACACCAATACATTCACTGGCAAGTATCAGCCAATCGTTGCCAATCAGTTGAGCGATACGTCGTTCACAGGAAGCAGCACGACCGCATGGTGGCTGCTGGGTGACAAGGGCATGGGCAGCGCTGTCTGCGTCTCGTTCCTGAACGGTCAGGAAACGCCAACCGTCGAAAGTGCAGACGCTGATTTCAACACGCTGGGAATCCAGTTTCGTGGCTACCACGACTTCGGTTGCGACGCTGCCGACTATCTGAACAGCATCCACAGCAAGGGGGCCGCGTGACATGAACGACGGCATCGGCTCACCATTGTACCGGCTCAGGCGAGAGGCGGCAGCAACCAGCGGCGATACGGTCAACGTCCTGGCTGGAGACTTCACCGACTGCGGTGGAGTCCTGGCTGACGGCGTTCCGCACGGAAAGACGGTTGCGGTTTCGACTGCGGACCTGAACGCCGTGATCGACCCGCCGCCCGCGCCGACGCCCGAAGTTGAACCCGTCGCACCTGCGGCAGTACCCGAACCTAAACCCGCTGCAAAGTCGCGGCGAAAGCGGTCCACACGATAATACTGAACTCACTCTACCCGTTTTGAAAAGGAATCTATCATGGCAGTTGCCGAAGCGAAGCTATACCAGGAAGGCAACGACACTGCGGACTATACCGCCGTGGCGGCTGTCGAAGGCGGAGACGTTGTCCAGAATGCAGACGGACGGGCGGGCGTTGTTCCGACTGATCTTGCTGCGTCGGCACTCGGATCGATAAGCACGGAGGGGATCTTTACAGTCACGAAAGCCGCTTCCATTGTTTGGGTCGACGGCATGGAGCTTTGGTGGGATCACTCGGCGAACGCCGCCGTGGCTCAACCAGCGGGTGACAAGGATTTCTATCTCGGCGTGGCTGTTGGCGACGTTGCCGCCGCTACGACCACCGGCAAGGTCAATCTGAACGTCAAGCCCACATATCTGATCGACTCGCAGACGGGCGCGTTTCAGTCGCTGGTTGTAAAAACTGTCGTTGGCTCCACGACGATAGTGATTCCTTCGATTCGCCAGGTCGGCGGCTCGCAGATGATGGAATTCGGACTGACAGCGGAAGCACAGAAGGTCGACATGCTGTCAACTCGCGGCTTTGGTGTTGAGTCAAATTGGATCGTCGACGGCCTGATTAATATCGTGGTTGACGGCGACCACGCTGCGGTTGATTTCAACGTGGGCGTGGCGAACGCTACCCACGCGAGCGACGCGGACAGCATCACCGAAAGCTGCTTCATCCACATCGACGGAGCGACCGCCAACATTCTGGCCGAGTCGGACGATGGCACGACGGAAGTTGCCGCAACAGACACGACCGTCGACCGCGTTGTTGGTACGCCGTTTCATTTCCTGATGGATGGCCGCAACACTGAAGACATTCAAATCTACATTGACGGTGTCCACGTGCTGCCGTCGTCAGTGTTCAAGCTGAACGCTGCGACCGGACCGCTGAAGCTGTTGGCACACATGGAGAAATCCGCCAACGACACGCCAGGCACTCTGAACATTGACCAGTTGAGAGTGCGAATTGCTAACGAGTAGGCATGACAGATTTTGACGACCAGATCGGCGTGATGGTCACCGACCTGCTAATCGAGGCCGGTGACCCGTACACGTACACACGCGGCACCACATCAGCATCAATCACACTGGCGAAGTCAGAAATGCCGAGCCAGTGGGTCGATCAGGGGGATGGCAGCATCGTTGAAGTTCGTCCGATCAATTTTAAGGCCTTGACATCGACGCTGCCATACGCAAAGCCGATGCAGGGCGACAGAATAACGGGCGGCGGGAAAGTGTACGAACTACATCCGACTACGAGTGAAAAAGTCTACCGGCAACTGAGTCCGCAACTGACGCGGCTGCACGCAAAAAGAATCAGGTAAATGGCTGTCACTGTCGCACCATCAACCGAAGCCATGTCAGCGATCACTGACCGTATCAACAGCGGGACGGCGTATTCGTTTGACATCGCTGCGGAATATACCGACGAAGTGATCGACCCGCTGGAGGAAATAGCCGGGCTGCGTGTGGACGTGGTTTCAGAATCAGAAGAACAACTCGAAGAAACGCTCGACGCCGAAGACCGCACGAGCCACGTTCTGCGGATCTGGGTGCGGCAAAAGGTCGACGATGTCAGAAACGGGACGGTTGACCCGCTGAAACTATTGGTCCGCCAAATTTTCCAGCGAGTGAACGATTACGACAGCACAGATGGTCGCGTCGCAGTCTGGGAGACCGACACTGACGCAAAGCAAACGCCCGACAAGGTAATGCTGCGGCAGCACTGGCTATTCATCGCGAGCATTGTTCTCCGCGTCGAAGTGGAGGCGTCCTGATGGCCAGGCAGTTTATTACGGGCGATGCTGAACTTGAGCGAACACTCAGCAAGTTATCAGACAAAGGGGCGGATCGCGTTGCACGCAGTGCACTCGGTGCGGGCGTTGCTGTCATGAGGTCGGCCATCAAGAAAGCCGCACCAGTCGGCGCAACTGGCACGCTCAAAAAGAATATCGGCAGTCGACTACAGAAGGCTAAACGCGGCCGACCAGTAGTGGCGAAGGCGGGCGTCAACGTCGGCAAGAAAAAGAAAACAGCGGCGTCACTGGAAGGTCGAGACAAACGAGCGCCACACGCTCACCTGGTGGCACTGGGAACGAAGCCACGGGCAAGGTTCCGAAGGGTTGGCGGGTTGTTCAACATCCCTTTCCCAACGCCTGCGCAGGGCAACACGGGCACGATGCCAAAAAACGATTTCGTCAAGTCGGCGGTTGCCGGTTCGCAGGGCAAGATGATCCAGAAGATGAAACAACGAGCCGCGAAGAAACTCAAAGAAGAAGTCGCGAAAGCAACGGGTGGCAAGTCATACGCGAGTGCAAAAGGCAGGGGCTGACCGTGCCGCGACTGTCTAAAATTTAACGTGAAAGACCAATACAATGGCGAACAAAATCAAATCAAAAGGCAGTAGTTTACTGGTCGATATCTCGTCGACATACACTGCGATTCCGCAACTAACAAGCATCAGCATCAGCGGCGAAGCCTCAACGACATGGGCGTCCACGGTGCTGGATGGACCTGTTCACGAAACGCACGACCCAACGGGCAACACGACCGCGCCAACGATTTCAGCGGAAGGGCTTTACGATCCGGACGACACAGTGATTCAGAACATCGAGGCACTGATCAAAGCGCCTCTCGCCCGAAACTTCAAAGTGACTTATGTGGACGCAGCGCCGACCAGTGATATTTACATCGTCGCAGGCGTCGGACTTGACAAGAGCATCGCGGTCGGCGACGGCGTTAAATGCACGTACAACCTCCAGACGTCAGGAACACCGACATAATGAAGGCTAAGTTTAACCTTGACCAGTTCGCGAACGCATCGACCTGCACGGAAGCTCAGCGCGAACTGCTCGCCTTTGTGCCGGGTCGCGACCGATACGGGAAGCCTGCATCGATTGCAATTTTCCCAGCCGGGGCCATTGCGGAAGGGGCGTGGGCGTTGTCGTTGTGCCGGACGGGGCAGGCGTCACCAGCCGACGACGAATGCGCGAAGGCTCTTGGGTTGTCCGCTCATGAAATTGCGTCACTGCAGGTCGACTACGAGATGACAAACAAAGGCATTAACGACAAGGATGACCGCGAGTTGTACCGTGCCGGAGTCATTGAAGGTTACGTCAAGCACGGCGAGAAAATCGAATACAAGCACGGCCCGAAGTGGGACGAGTACCAGGCGGCAATTGCTGCGGCAGAAGACATTGACGACGACATTGGATTCAGTGACGACGAACCAGAAACAGACGAGGACGAAAGCGAATGACCTCTGTGATCGACAGGCTGCGGAAGCGTCGAGCGTATCCGTTGAGTATTGACGGAGAGAAAGTCTACGTCAGGGCATTCACGAAATCAGAACGGCAGGAATTCAAGCCGCTCGCAAATGAAGAAGAGTCATACGGATTCGTGATGGGCTGCGGACTGATTAACGAAGACGGGTCCGTAATGTTCGCTCGGGAAGAAGGCGAAGAAGCAAAGGCGTTCGCCATTCGAGTTGAAGATGCAGCGGAACTGCCAGACGACACACGGGCGCAGATTTGCACGGCCATCGTGAAACTGTCGGAAGGTCCGACGATTGAACAACTCAAGGCATTGAAAAAAAATTAACGAGCGACCATGAGGCCCGATTCGCAGCAGAGTTGGGGCGATCAGTCGGGCGACTAGACTGGTGGAACATACCCGGAGAACACACGGAATGGGAGTGGGCGGCACAGGTCGCCATGTACGACGTTTGCCCGTTCGGCGAACGTCGGCAGGACTTGCGGGCAGGATATCACACGTCGCACCTCGTGGCGGCACAGGCGGCAGAACTTGACGACGACATTTTCAGCGAGTTGATTGACAAAATGATTTCGTATCTGCCGTGCGACCGGGAAGCGGAGGAAGTGGCAGACATGGACGCACTCGCAAAAATGAAACGGAGTCAGTGAAATGGCAATCGGGAATCTAGTTGCCAATCTGAGCGTCAATTCTGCACCGTTCAAAAAAGGGCTGGGGCAGGCAAAGGGGAAAATGAAGTCCTTTGCGAGCGGCATGGGCAGCATCATGAAGGGCGGCGTCGTTGCCGGTCTCGGCCTGGCCACTGTCGGCGTCTTCAAACTCACGCAGCAACTCAGCGAACTGGACAAGATCGCCAAGTTGTCAGCCCGAACCGGTTTCGACCCGAAGACTATTGCCGGGTTCGGTTTCGCCGTGGAGCAATCCGGCGGATCGGTAGAGTCCGCCAATAAGTCACTCGACAAGTTCACGAAGAACATGGGCGAGGCATTGAGCGGCACCGGACCAGCGAAGGACGCTATCGAAGAGATGGGCCTAAGCATGGCCGACATCTCATCCATGTCGCCGGAGGACCAACTGCTCAGCGTGTCGCAGGCGATTAGCGAACTACCGACAGAGGCACAGCGAGCCAAGGCGGCATTCGATCTGTTTGGCCGTGGCGGCCAAGAGATGGTCGGCGTGTTCGCCGAAGGCGAACAGGGCATCCGCGATTTCATGGCGGAAGCTGATGACCTCGGGCTTGGGTTTGACAAGGACGAACTAGCAAACGTCGAGGCGGCGAACGATGCAATCAACCGTATGAAGCGTTCATTCGGTGCGATTGCGTCTACGATTACCGTGCAGGTCGCACCTGCTATCGAAGGGATGGCGACCGGCATACAGGACATGGCAAAGGGGATGGGTGGCTTTGGAGCGATGGCCGACAGTACGTTTTCGTTCGTCGGTGATTCATGGACGTGGTTACAAGACAAAATCGCGGTCGGCATCACGGCAGCGATGGCAATTGGCGAGTGGGCGTTTACCAACTGGCAGGCCATCGGGGAGTTGGCAATCAAGGCGGTTGCGCTTGGCTTTGTTGAGTTCAATGCCGTCGTTCACCACTTTTTCACGAAGCAGGTGCCGGGTTACCTTGCATGGTTCTCCGACAACTTCGGCGAAGTCATGTTCACTGCCCTGGACTACACGCTGACGTTGTTCATAAACCTCGGAAAAAACATCAGAGCCGTATGGCAAGCCGTGCTGGACTTCTTCTCAACCGGCACATTCTCTCCCGACTTCACGCCGTTACTAGAGGGGGCACGAAGCACCATCGCGTCAATGCCTGATATACCGGAGCGAGTGGTGGGCGAGGTGGAATCCGCACTCGCAAACGACGTGGCGGCACTTCAGTCAACGCTGTCCGTGTCATTTGATGAGACCGTCAGTGAGCGGTTGCGAACATTAGCCGCGATGCAGGACGCGGAAAAGAAAAAGAAACCGACACTCACAGCGCCAGACGGCGTCACCCCTGGCGGTGCTGGTGGCGGTGCTGGCAGCGACAGCGTGGAAGAAGTCAAGAAGACAGAACAGAAGTTTGCAGGCGTTCAGGCTCAGGGATCGTCTGAAGCGTTCTCGTTACTCGCCAAATCATCGCAGCAAATGCCGCAAGTCAAAGAGCAAAAGGAAACGAACAAGATACTGCGGGGCATGGCGAAAGTAATGGAACGGCAGAAGGAACGCAACGAATCACTGCAGGAAGTGGGGATTGCTTGATGGCTGTCGTCGGATCAGCAAAAGAAGTTCCGGGCACGCGGACATCGAATTTCGACGGCGGCGTTCGTACGTGCAGCCGCACGCACCTGGTGAAGGTGGACAACAAGACCGACAACGAAAGCGTCGTCGATGGAGCAACGGGGCTGCCAGTCTACGCAGAAGCGCACCCTGCATATTCTTCGGCGTTCGCTGTCTCGCAGGGGATATCTGAGGTCGGTGATTCCGGCGGTCTTGGCTGGCACGTGACGACGGGGTATTCGAGCGCTCGCGAACTGAATGAAGATCCCGAAGACGACGAAGTTCTGATCGACTGGAACTCGGAAATCTATCAGGAGATCGTGCAATTCGATGTCAACGGGAAAGCGGTCCTGAACTCGGCTGGTGATTATTTTATTGACCCGACGCCGTCGCGAGATGCCATTCACATGATCGCCCGCATTGAGGCGAACGTGACGGACGTTCCGCCGTTCATCATTTCGTATCAAAACGCAGTCAATGATAACGTCGTGAACATTGGCGGGCTGATCTGTGCGGCCGGGCTGGTCAAGGTCCAAAGGATGACAATCGGCAAGCGGCAAGCCAGAAACGACACGACGTTCTACCCGTTCTCTTACGAGGCTCACGTACACTCGGACGGCTGGCGGCTGCGTCCGCTGGATGCCGGGTTTCGTCAGATTGAATACGGCGAACTCGTGCAGATCAAGGACGGACTCGGCGACGAAGTCACTACGCCCGTTCCACTCGACGGCGCGGGGCAGGTGCTGATTTCGCCATCGCCCGAAACTGGCGTGTTCGGTGACTTTACGATCTACCCGGAACTCGACCTGACTGTCCTGCCGGGGATTTCATGACATGCCAAAAGTCTACGACGACGACGCCCGCGAGCAGATCGACAAAGTTGTGCGCGAGTCAACGCGAGGGATTCGCAGCGACGTACTGAATAAAGGCCGGTGGCACAAGAAAGGCGGCGGCGGCGGAAGCGGGAGTATCATTCGATTCCGTATCACGGCGTCCTTTTTCTGCGGCGATTGTTTCGTGGTTGCTCAGGTGATCAGTCTGCCGACAGGTCGCTCCGCTGCGAGTCTGCCGGATATTGATACCGAAGACAACAACTCCGTTCTGATCTACGATAAGACGGGTTGCTTTTTCAACGAGCCGCCGGAGGATCTGGTCAACCGAATCGGTTTCGCCGAATACATGAACCACCTGGAAGACGGACCATGCCCTGACACGTTCGGCGAACTCTGGACGGTCCT